GTCTACACGCGCCTTGTGCGGATGTTTGATCCCGGTGTGGGTTCTAACGGTCAGGATATCCCGTTTCGGTTTATGCCCTGCTTGGTAGCGGGGTTAGCCTACATGCTCTCCATGAAGATTCCGGGCGCAGATGCGCGTATGCAGGTCTTGAAGGCGCAGTACGACGAGGCTTGGGAGTTGGCGGCGGGTGAGGATCGGGAAAAGGCTGCTGTGCGCTTTGTCCCACGTGAGAGTTTCTTGGGTGGCTACTAATGCCGAACAGGTTTGCAAGTGGCAAACATGCTATCGCGGAGTGCGACCGGTGTGGTTTCCGGTACAAACTTCGCCAATTGAAGTCTTTGGTGATCAAGACCAAGAACGTAAACATCTTGGTCTGTCCGGAGTGCTGGGAGCCTGATCAGCCGCAGTTGTCACTGGGCCTGTACCCGGTGGATGACCCGCAGGCGCTTAGGAACCCAAGACCTGACCTGAGTTACTTTGAAGAAGGTAACAACGGTGCCGGTGGTAGTAGAATGATTCAGTGGGGGTGGAACCCCGTTGGAGGGTCTAGTTCCTTCGATGCGGCTCTAACCCCGAATACACTAGCCCCGGCGGGCGAAGTCGGGACAGTAACGGTCGTAACGACCTAGGAGATTGAGATGAAGAACGGTATGCGTAAGATTGCGCGGGAAGAGGTCAGCAAGCACGAGCGTGCTATGCATGGCACGAAAAAGATGCGTGCTGGCGGCAAGACCAACAGCGACATGAAGAAGTACGGTCGTGGCATGGCGAAGGTGATGAACCAGCGTAGCCCGATGCGTGGCTCTTCTGGCCCGAGGTAATCATCATGAAAGAACTGAACCCCAGCAAGATTAGGCCGAACACGGATTCGACGGGTCGTAATGGCTATCCTGAGAAGGATGTCAACAAGGGCGTCACCCACATGAAGATGAAGGGTGCTGGCGCTGCGACCAAGGGCACGAAGTTCGTGTCTCAGATCAATCTTGAGAACAACAGCAAGTACCGGTCTGGCTGGTCTCCGTGAACTACAGTCAACTCTCAACGTTGATTCAGGATTACTGCGAAAGCACTGAACAGTCTTTCGTAGCGAATATCCCTACGTTTGTGCAGTTGGCTGAAGAGCGGATTTATAACTCAGTCCAGATTCCGGCGATTCGTAAGAACGTCACCGGCACGATGACGATTAACTTTCAGTATTTCTCGTTGCCGTCTGATTGGCTCTCGACGTTCTCGCTTGCGGTGATTGACCCGACTACGGGTGAGTACGAGTATCTACTGAACAAGGATGTAAACTTCATCCGCGCTTCGTACCCGCCGCCCAACAGCACGGGCAAGCCTGCGTACTACGCCATTTTTGATAATGCAACTATGTTGTTGGGGCCGACTCCGAACGCTAACTACACAGCAGAACTGCATTACTATTATTACCCTACTTCTATCGTTTCATCTTCAACTTCGTGGCTTGGCGATAATTTTGAGACGGTATTGCTGTATGGCTCGCTCAGGGAGGCATATACCTATCTCAAGGGCGAAGCCGACATGATGCAGTACTACGACCAGAAGTATCAGGAAGCCGTTGCTCAATTGAAGCGTCTGGGCGATGGTCTGGATCGTCAGGATGCGTACCGTTCTGGACAAGTTAGGGTGCAGGTCACATGAGTTTTGCCGGTGACGTAGAACTTGGGCATGTGTTTGTCCAGACCACGAGCAACCGGGGGTATACCCCGGAAGAGATTGCTGAACGGGCTACCACCCGCATTCTTCGTGTACAAACGGAGAAAGAACTAAACCGGGTACTTGTGAAGTACCTGCAAGAAGCGCAAGAGTCTGAACGGATGAATGCGCGTCGTGTTCTTATTGAAAACGGATTCAGTGATGCTGCAAAGCATCTAGGAGATTGAGATGGCTATTTCTCAGGCAATGGTGACATCGTTCAAGGTCGAGATTCTGGACGGTATCCACAACTTCGGAACCGGCGTGATTCGGGCTTCGACGGCTGCGGATGTCTTCAAGATTGCGCTATATACGTCCTCCGCCACGCTCGATGCTTCAACTACGGCGTATACCACTTCAAACGAAGTGTCTTCGTCTGGTACGAACTACGTGGCGGGCGGCAAAACGCTGACGATCTCGCAGGCTCCGACTTTTACGAGTACGACTGCTTGGCTCGACTTCGACGACATCACTTGGGACAGCGCCACGCTGACTTCCAACGGTGCGTTGATCTACAACGCTACGCAGAGCAACAAGGCTGTGGCAGTTCTGGCGTTTGGTGGCGATAAGACCTCGACGGCGGGTAACTTCACCATCCAGTTCCCGGCTGCGACTTCGACGACCGCGATCCTTCGTATCGCCTAATTAAGTTAGGCAAAGGGCCGTGGCAGGCGTCATAGTCGCCTTCGACGGTTGGAACGCTTCCGGTGTAGGCTGGGGCGAACAAGGTTGGGGCGAAGGTGTTGGCAATCTTACTGCAACGGGTGCGGTAGGGTCTGTTGTTGTCTCAGCCCAGTCGATTGTCCCCGTCACGGGTGTTCAGGCCACTGGACAGATCGGCACCGTAGTTGTTGCGGCCTCGGCAGTCGTACCGGTTACAGGGGTTTTGGCTAATAGTGCGGTTGGCACCGTATTTGTCGTCACCGACCAAGTTATCTCCGTCACGGGTGTTCAGGCCACTGGACAGATTGGCACCGTAGTTGTTGCGGCCTCGGCAGTCGCGGTTGTTACCGGGGTTGAGGCTTCGGGTGCCGTTGGCACCGTATTCGTTAAAACGGATCAAGTCCTTGCCGTTACCGGCGTTCAGGCCACAGGGGCGGTCGGCACCGTCACCATCAATGCGGCGGCGAATGTCGTCGTTACGGGCGTAGCCGGTACAGGGGCGGTTGGTAACGTTCTCGTTGCGGCGGCAGCGACCGCTGCTGTCACAGGCGTTCAGGCTGCTGGTGCCGTAGGCACGGTCTTTGTCGTCACGGATCAGGTTCTTGCTGTCACAGGCGTACAAGGCACCACGGCGCTTGGGACGGTCGAGGTTCTTCTTAGCATCGTAATACCCGTCACGGGTGTATCGGCAAGCGGTGCAGTCGGCACGGTTACTACATCCGCAGGGGCAAATGTTGTAGTCTCTGGGGTGGTTGGGACTGGCGTAATTGGTACAGTAAACATATGGAGCCAGATAAATACCAATCAGAACGCGAATTGGACTGACGTAGGCACTTCTCAAACGGCAAATTGGAACGAAATTAGTACGTCGCAGACCCCAAATTGGACACAGATTGCGGCGTGAGGTAATGACACATGGCTAGTACATACAGCACCAACCTTGCTATTGAACTGATCGGTACGGGCGACCAAGCAGGTTCTTGGGGTAATACCACGAACACCAACCTTGGAACCCTGATCGAACAGGCGATTTCAGGTTATGTCACTCAGGCCGTTTCAACCGGTACTGATACCACCATCACCATCCCGAACGGCGCGACCGGTGTCGCCCGTAACATGTACATTGAATTGACGGGAACAGGTGGGGCCAGCACGAATCTCATCGTCCCTGCCAACAAGAAACTTTACTTTATCTTCAACAACACTTCGTCCGGCCAAGTTACCGTCAAGGTCTCGGGTCAAACCGGCGTGTCGGTGCCGAATAAGGCCAAGATCATTCTGGTCAGCAACGGCACGGATGTAGTTGACGCGACGAACTATATTGGGAACATCAGCGCGGCCAGCGCAAATATCACAGTTCTAACTTCTGCTTCGGCCACGATCACCAACCTGATTGCCACTTCCGCCAGCATCACCACTCTCACTAACAATCCTACTTTCTCCGGCGGCACCGCCAACGGCGTGCTGTACTTAAACGGGTCGAAGGTGGCGACCAGTGGGAGTGCGCTGACGTTTGATGGAACGAATTTGGGAGTTGCAGTTACGCCGAGTGCGTGGGGAAGCATATTTAGAGCCGTTCAAGTTGGCACTGGTGGTTCAATTTTTGGTCGCTCAAGTGGCAACCAAGACGTTTTCCAAATGGGAGCAAATGTTTTTTGGGATGGTTCTAATTGGAAATATATTGGGAATGGGGCTTCTACAAGATACGAACAAGCAACCGGCACTCACGTTTGGTCTTATGCCGCCTCTGGAACCGCAGGGGATACCATTACTTTCACTGAGGCGATGACGCTAAATGCGAGTGGCAACCTCGGCATCGGGACGAGTTCGCCTGCGTATAAGTTGGATGTAAATACTGGACAGATCCGCGCTAATGAAAGTTCAACCGGATCAGGCGATGGCGGTTTAATTGCAGGAACTGTTAGCGCAAACGGCAATGCTGGTGTTTTGTTTCAAACAAACGGGGCGTCCCGCTGGAACATTACTACGCTTGGAACTAACGGCGCATCACTTCGCGTTTACAACTACGCACTTGCCTCGACCGTAGCCACATTTGACTCCTCCGGCAACCTCGGCTTGGGCGTCACGCCGAGTGCGTGGGGTACGACAAAGGCGCTGGAATTTAGTTACGGGGCTTTTTCTGCTAATTCTTCACTGGGTACTGATGTTTCTGGTAATTGCTATTACAACGGCACAAACTGGATTTATCGCGTCACAGGGGTAGCACTCCGATACAACCAAGCCACTGCTGGACACAGTTGGCATGTGGCCTCCGGCACCGCAGGCGACGCGATCAGCTTCACGCAGGCGATGACGCTGGATGCGAGTTCTAATTTATTTGTAGGTGGTACAACTGGTAGCGCAAAACTAAACCTTCAAACAACTACAAACAGTTCATCTGATAGCGAATATATACGTCTTTATAACGCAGGTGAAAACGTTGGTTATATTTCGTGGATTAACGGCAATGGAGATTTGGCGCGAATTACCGGAACCAAGACTGGCGGCGGCGCGTCTGCAAATGATGGAATTTTAACTTTCTCCACTGCGCTTGACGCATCTCTAACCGAACGCGCCCGCATCACGAGCGGGGGTGATTTTTTAACCGCTGGGAAAACCACGGCAAGTTCTACAACGGTTGGCGCAGAATTGTTGGCAAATGGACAGATAAATACCGCAAGCGCCAATATAGATAACTTAAACCTTTATAACACAACTGCCGCTGCTTATCGGTTTTACGTCAGTCCCGGCGGAACTGTTTTTGCCACTAATACGACCATTAGCGCCATTTCAGACCAGCGACTAAAGGAAAACGTCCGCGATTTGGATGTTGGCCTTGATGCGATTATGGCATTGAAGCCTCGCAAGTTTGACTGGAAGGAAGGAAAGGGGCAGGACAAGAAAGACGTTCGCGGTTTTATCGCTCAAGAGTTTGAGCAGGTATTCCCTGACTTAATTGACGAGTGGAAAGACCCGGCACCAGAAGGCGAGGAGCCATACAAATCCGTGCGTCAAGATTTGATTCCGGTGCTAGTAAAAGCCATTCAAGAACTGTCCGCCAAAGTCGCCGCATTGGAGGCCAAATGAACACCGGCCTCCTAATCTTGTTTTGCCTGCTGCAAGCCGCTGACGTTTACACGACGCTGACGGTACTCAAGCAAGGCGGCAGGGAGTTAAACCCCGTGCTGGCGAAACTCTTTGCCAAGTTCGACCCGTTGCCTGTGATGGTCGGCATCAAGTTGGTCGGCGTGTGGGCGTTGTGGTACGTCAATTCGTGGATGCTCACGCTCGCGGCGTGTGGTGTTTATGCTTATGTTGTGAGCCAAAACTATGGAGTAATGACCCGTGGACGTTGAACTGAAAGTATCGCTTGAGGAAGCCGTTGCCATCGTGAACTTGCTGGGGTCACTCCCGACCTCGCAGGGCGCACACCCGCTTTGGGCCAAACTCAAGGAACAGGTTGAGCCGCATCTGCCGAAGGAAGAACCGAAATGACCACGATCACTTGGAACATCAGCCAACTGAACTGCTTGCCGCAAGCCCCCGAAGGCGCGGATTACGTCGTCACGGCGCACTGGCAGTGCAACGGCGTGGATGGCAACTACTACGGCAGCGTCTATAGCACCTGCTCGTTCCCGGTCGTGGAGGGTACGTCCTTCACCCCGTATGCCAATCTCACGCAGGATCAGGTGCTGGGCTGGATTTGGGCGAGTGGCGTGGACAAAGACGCTACGGAAGCCGCTGTAGAGCAGCAAATCCAGAACCAGATCAACCCGCCGATTGTGACCCCGCCGCTGCCGTGGGTGACGCCATGATTAAACTAGAACTGTCCATTGAAGAAGTGAACGCAATCCTGCAAGTGCTAGGCGACTTGCCAAGCAAGACGGGGGCGTGGCCGCTCATCGTCAAGATCAAGGAGCAGGCCGAGCCGCAGGTGCCAAAGCCGGATGAAGTAAAGCAATGACATCGGTACAAGAACTGGAAGTTACCGTGACCAGCCACATTGATGTCTGTTCGGTACGGTACGAAGCAATCCATGCCCGTTTAAAGCGTCTGGAGAGACTCGTGATCTCAGTCGGAGGCACGGTCATTCTGGTGCTGGTCGGTGCGTTGGGTTCTATGGCAATGATGCTGGTGGAGGCATTGCAGAAGTGACTGAAACGACCGACATCGAAATGTTCAAGGCGCAGGTGCGAGCCGAGTTGAATCGGCTTGAGGCGCAGTCTTCGGCAAAAGAAGTCGCAGGCAAGGCCATTGGTAAAGATGGCCTCAAGTACATCACGGTCATCGTGGTCATCGGTGTCGTTTCCAGTCTTGCTTTGGAAGGCGAGAAGATTGCGGCGGTAATGGGCCTATTGGGCGCGTCACTGACCGCGCTGATCTCCATGCTCAACAACATTGCCGGGGCGAACGAGAAGGAAGACAAGCCTGAGTTTGGCGTAATCAAGGAATTGATTAACAAACTGGATCGACTTGACCGTAAGGAAATGCCGATGCGTGTCGATGTCGAGGGCGACCATGTGACTGTCACGAAGGGCGACGACGTAGTGAGGGCAAGCAAATGATGACCATGATTAGCACGTTTTTATCGTTCCTTGCGGGTGGACTGCCAAAGATTCTGCAAATCTTCCAAGACCGACAGGACAAAAAACATGAACTTGCTTTGGTCGCAGCCCAAAAAGAGCGTGAGTTAGCCCTTGCAGAGCGTGGGTTTATTGCGCAGGCACGGGTTGAGGAAATCAAACTGGAGCAAATCCAGACGCAGACGGCTGCTGAGGAACGCCAAGCCCTGTACAACCACGACATTGAGATTGGCAAGGGCGCGAGTCAGTGGATGATTAACCTGCGAGCCAGCGTCCGTCCTGTCGTGACGTACATTTTCGTGCTGGAGTTGGTTGCGTTGAACGTGGCTGGCGTTTGGTATGCCTACACGACCGGCATCCCCTTTGCGATTGCGATGGAAAACGTATTTAGCGACGATGAGATGGCAATTCTGGCGTCCATCATTGCGTTCCATTTTGGTGGCAGAGCGTTCTCGCAAAAATGATTGGGGTATACGCAATCAGGAATGTCGTTG